GCGCATTTTTGCGCATTTTTGGCCTTGATTTTTGCGTTGATTTTGAGGGTCATTTTGAGGCCTCAAAACAGCCTATTTTTAGCCCCGAAAATGACCCCTAAAATCAGCCACTTTTTGAGCCCTCCAACCAGTCCACCTTACCCCCTAAAAATCGCGCTGCAAAACAGCTCAACTCACCCTCCAAAAAATACCCCCAAAATCACCATCAAAATGAGCTCAGGTTTCCAACCCAGCGCAAATTTATTTGAGCTTCGACCTTACGGTCTCACACAACCATATTGACCCTGTTTTTGAGTCCCACAGGGTATACCCCACGACCGATGACGAGCTACTTCGGTAAGTTCTCAAATCCCGAGCCATTTTCAACACATTTTCATCTATTTTTAGCAAAAACTGCTTTTTTTCTTAAAGTCCGGAGGGACGATCAAATGCAGACATAGCTTATTTCGCACATAATCGCGCCAGGACGCGCGATCTCCCTGCGAGTAATATATTTGTATAGGCAGCATGATTTGAGCGCAGTAGGGCGCGATTATGCAATTCATAAAAAATTTAAGGAAATATGTATACATAAAAAAAGGACCACCTTGCGGTAGTCCTTGAATTTTTATGGTGGAGCTAAGGTTCTCCGTAGGAGTACGCTGATCCCTTGGATCAGGGTTCTATGAGCCCCAAAATCTTGGTTTCCTTGATGCCAACCACGTCTCCGTAGTCGATAGCCTTGATGCCTTCTTCGAGACTATGGGCAGCGACATAGCACTTACTCTTGGAGGTCTTGGTGCGAGGGTTACCCTTCTTGTCCAGTCCGAGGTCTTCGACTTCTTCCACACTCACCTCATAGATCTTCGTCTCGGGGTCGATCTCCCCAACAAAAGGAGCTTCCTTATGACTCAGGGTAATGACCCCTTCGATCCCGTAGTTACGAAGTTCCTTGGTACATAAGGCTTCGGCCTCGGTAAAGGTCACCGCATCGACGAGGTACTGTTCCTTGTGGGGTTTGTCCTCGGCATTAACTATTACTGTTGCTAAAAAGTACATATTTCTTTATATTTTAATGTTTTTGTTCGGTAGGTAATCGTCCACCCAATCGAGTGAGGGCTCTTCCCCATTTAGCAGGTCCTCCACGGCCTTGCGGAACTTATCATCCCGGAGACACTCGAGAAGGAGGTATTTGAACTGATACGTATCCATTACACAATGGAGTCAAAAATCTCGTCCAACGAAAGGTTCTCCGGAGCGAGGAGCTTGTAGTTGACCTTGATCTCATTTACATCGCAGCGCTTCAGGTCGTATTTGACCATCTGGGTGAGTAGGGGTTCTGGGATAGTCTCCTCACTGATCCACACGAGGGTCTTGTTATAGTCTAACATCTCCCTTACGGCCTCGGGTCGGGTTTGGAAGTAATCGATTCCAGCAATCTCCTCCGCTATCTCATCAAAGCGATGGAAAAAGTTTTTACGATAGTCACCGATGATGGCCTCGTAGTACTTTTTGGAGAACCCGTACATCCTACCTTTTTTCTCTACCCTCACCACCGGTTTGATATTGTCTCCGGCATCCCCACAAAGGATTTTCTCCGTGACGATCTCAAAGGGGTTGATATAGGTGACCTTATCACAGCACCTCTCTATATTCTCCGTGTGGACGACCTCAAAACCCATGAAGTCTTCGAGACCCTCTTTCTTAGCCGATTCAGGGAGGACCAACCCGGCCTTGTCATTGTACCACGCGGTAAACCTCCCCCCGTCGATCTGAACGAGCTGTTGGAGGTCTCGGTCACTCGACCAGATAAGGGCATCGTCTCCGGAGGCATTGACCTTCCTCGACCAGTACCACATCCAGTCGTCCCCCTCGATTCGGTATTCTTTGGAGGTGGTCATATAGTTCGAACAGGTGTTGAAAAACTCCTCGAAGGTCTTGTATACATAGGGGAAGTCCAGCTCACTCTTGGTCTTAGATCGGTTTCCCTTGTATTTGACGTCACCCAATCGGGGGGGCACGGGGAGTTCTTTTCTCCAGCTACCCCCATCGGCCACCAGCACGATATTGGTGATGGGAAACTTATACAACATCCCCGCGATAGACCGGGCGAGGAGTTCCTTGAAGTTCTTGGCAGACATCTCCTTCACTGCTTCCGGAGCATCCACATTCATTCCTTTTCCCAGGGCATACACCCTGCTGACCATTAACCAGTTGCCATCAATAAGCAGTACCATTTTTGATTTTATCCCAATACAGTTTGTTATACATTCCAAAAGAGCCGGTCCATTTGAAGGTCTTTCCTTCGTATTCAAATACCAGCCCTTCGAATATATTATCAAGAGTAGGGACGGAATAGTTAGGTATAGAGGCCATTTCCTCCATCATCCCGTAACCCTTACCCAGGGTACTGTGGGCGTGTTCCTTGAGGTAGGAGCCAATACGCGTGACGATCTCCCGGACCGGGGTCGTACACTCGATGAACAGACTACCCAGTTTCTTGTCCAGGGCTCCGATGACCTCGGGGCTCTTGGAGAGGTCTTTGATCTCCTTGAGGGAAGCGTTCTTATCCCCGATCATACGACGGAACATCAGCTCCTTTACTATGGGGAGCTCGTCATACAATAAGATATTATTATCCCAATGACGGTCGAACTCCTCCCGGTAAATCTCCTCAAAGGTTTTGTTATAGTCAAGATTAGTTGGGCTAATACGATCCACCATACCTTCAATGACATTCATATCCACTCCACAGACTCGTACCTGGTGGCCAACCACAAACTCTTTTGGCCAGGGGAACGACTCGACCTTCAATGGGATGCTGTCCACGCCAGTGGCTGTTTTAACATCAAAAGTAATGGCATGAACAGCAAAGAAAGGGGCATCGTATTTGATGATATTGGTAATGTCCTTGTAGACGATGTCCCCAATGACTCGAATCTCCCCGCCACCGGTTTTTTGGAGCAATTCTTGAACAGTAAGGAGTAGGTAAGGTTGGTTGATGAGGTTATAGGCTATCCAGAAGGCAATACCAGCATCCCTACCGGCATACTCCGACATAATCGCCGTTCCATCAAGACCCCCTCGGTCGATATGAGCCTTATTACGGATGAGGTGGAATTTCTTCGTCGTCTCGTTGAAACGGAACTGTACTCCGAAACCATCGATCTTTTCCGTATAAAGCCCGTTTCGTACCATCTTCTTCAGGTCCGCCGGGGTCAGGGTGACATCCTCCCAGGGATGCTTCATGTGTCCGCTTAATCCTCCCATGTTATTTTAATCTTTCTACTACGTCCATAGCAAAGGTGATCTTATCCAATTCCCCCATTACCTCGTCGAGGATGTCTGGGTTGCCGTTGGGGATATACATATCATGTAGATCAAAGGCCTTAATGTTCTTACTCGTGGTATCAAACGTGATTTTTACCGTGAACATAAGGGGGTGGGTAGACCGGATAGATGCTATGTCATAGTCACTGTCTACCGTAGACTCGATCTGGATACCGAGTTTCTTGAGGATTTCCCGGTACGGCTCCACGGGTTTTACAAACTGGTTATAGAAGTCCACACAGTACCCGAGGTACATAGTATCATTGTCCACATGAGTAGCTCCGATGAGTTCCACCTCCTCCGGGGTAAACTCGTGATCTTCCTCACGATAGTATAAACATACTTCTGATAATTGTTTTGCAGTCATAATGTTAATGTATTACTTTCTTTTGGCTCTATCATCATCCCAATAAATTCGGCACTCACCAGGGATATCATACACTTCCTTGTGTTGCTTGTAAGCAGTGGGTGGATCGAGACAAAGTCCTATCATCTGTCGGGATTCTCTCCTAAAAGCTCTATTATAGAGTCTCTTCATTGATGCTCTTGCTGACTCTGGATAACAAGCAATGAATACATATGGTTTTTTTCTTGACCGTGACATATTTCAATTCCCTTGGTTTATACTTATAGATATATAGGAATGCCTTCCTATTTTTTAACAACCAACCCCGGAGGAAATTAATCCCCCAGGGTCAGCCAACTAAACAAAATCTGCACGGCAGCTCTGCGCCACAGGCGTACATCAACATGAACAAGTGACTCCAGCAGGACTCGAACCTGCGGCCCGCGGGTTAAAAGCCCGCTGCTCTACCAACTGAGCTATAGAGTCGTGATGTAGGTATTTAGGATTCTCTTTGGTAACCTACACGCTGAGTATTAAAGCATACCGAGTAATAATTCCGGACTATTACTATCTCAACACCAACTATCCACTTATCCCCCTATGGATTGTGGACCAGTAGCCCTCAATAGGATTATGCTACACAGTACTCCCTATGGGATTTGCACCCATGTCTCCCCGTCGGGTGATGGCCTTGTGACCAGCCGCAAATTTGCGGATTCTAACTACTAAACTAAGGGAGTCCACCATATTTTTACTACGGGGAAGGCCCTCCCGCAACAAAATATGGAAAATATATCTATTCCCAACAGGGCTTCTCAAACTCTACCTCCACTCGACCGATATCATCCGTCCACATATACATTCGGGGGAGGATCTCCTCTTGGAATATCTTAATCTGCTGCTTCTTGAGAAAATCTCCAAAAAGAGCTGTCATCATCTTCTCCACCACGGGGTTAGCCGCAGGGATCTTGAAAGCCTCATCGATCTGGGTCTGTAGAGCCTTAATCTGGTCCTGGAGGGCGGCAATCTCTCGGTCTCGCTTTTCTACGGCGTATACCAGGGAGTTATGTGCGGAAATCACTCGGAGATGATCCTTCTTACGAATAGGACCCTTTACATCAAAGGTCGATATGGTTTTGAACTGCTCCATAAATTGGGAATTTTTTGTTTGTTAATTATACATCTATATATCGGACACCACCGCGTAAATTTTATACATCTCGAACCGATGGGGAAACTTTTTGTAGACATCGCTGACAATTTCGTCTAAGGACCAATCTATGGAATATCTACACCAGTCTCCACTACCCATCTTCCCCACCGCTATCTCGAAGTACTCCGGACGGAAATATACCCCTTCGGAGGCTAAGATATAGCGAATGGCAGAGATCTGGTCTCCAAAGGTTTTGTGAACTCCTTCAGGACTGTTCTTGTAGTCGAGTACTACCCGGTCTCCATAGGTGACGATAAACTTGCTCATGTCTATATATAACAAAAAGGGGTAGGTTTTTTACCTACCCCCTAAAGTTTACCCAAAAATCCCGTGGAGCCACCAGGCCAGGCTACCGACCACTCCCAGAGCAATCAGAGTACCGAGACCGAACATCCCGGCGTGGATATAATCGATCTTCTTATCAAGACGGATATACATCTCATCCGAGATACCGAAGAATCGGTCCAGCTTACGCTTCCAGTCATCGACGATGAACACATCCCCGTCCTTCATAGAAACCTTTTTCATCTTCTGGATCTTACCCATCTGGTTGACGCGGTAGTAAACTTCCGTGCCATCCTCCATCGTGATTTTCAGACCCTTACGACCGTCGGAGTACCTAACAAAAGTTACCCCGGTCTGGTTGACCCAGCTATAGTAAACCTCCTGATTAGGCTTGACTGCCTCAGGGTTGAGCTGGACTACCTTGATATCTTCCAGATTTTCAGGAACAAAGCCCTCGCGGGGTTTCCACGCGCCACCCTTTTCCAGAGCACCGGACCACTGTTCCACTACATACACATACTTACTCATATCTATAAATTCATTAAAATACCAAACAATATCCCTAATCCATCACACCAGAGGTCTTTCCGGTCTACCCTTCCTCCGGTGAAAGCATCGTACTTCTCCTTACCGTAGCCTATCCCGAGGGTGAGGATGATTGCAAATAACCAACCAAAAAGGAGCCAGAGGGCCTTGAAGAGGATGGCAGAGAAGATGACATGCAACAGACCATCAGTTCCGAGAGTCTTGTAGATCGTGATGGCTATTTGATCGATTTTTCGCATAGATTGGGGTTTATATATAAATAATCCAGTAGGTATATAAAAATTCACCCCCGACAAGCGAACCTGTCGAGGGTGGAATCCGTATTTACAAAGTAAATCCACTAGCCATTAGTAAGATAATCCTGGACGATGTCGGGAGCGGTTTCTACATACTCACTGTATTCGTCAAACTCATTGTTCATATCACTACAGTACTTCTCCAGAGCAGCGACGATGATACGCAGGGGAGCATTCTTGATCTTGCTGTACTCATCTACGGGCATATTCTCCAGCTTCGTGATGACCTTGGTGTTTTCATCAAAGACCTTCTCATATTCCTTGTGGAGGAGGTTAAGGACCTGAGCAGCAAAGAAGGAGGAGCCACCTTCATTCATATCGAGGTCAGCAGCCTCAGCAAAACCGGCAAATCGGTCGAGGACGATGATAAGGTCTTCGGCAGACTTCAGGTTGTTAGGCTGGAACTTGAACTTCTTACAGGCCTTGTCGAGGTCGGTGAACGCTTCGTACTCGCGGTACTCATCAGCAATATCCTCCATATCGTCATCAAAACCGAGAGAGGCGAGGAGAGCTTCTCCGGGGTTCTTGTCGGCGATCCAGTCAATGGAATCGGGGAGCTTGCTCTCAACAACAGTTGCTGGTTCCTGTGGTGTTGCCCCTTCAGGGGTGGTGCTCCCTTGGAGTGCCTCTTGGAGTGTTTCTTTCAAACTTTTCATATATAGATATCTATTTTTTTTTACTAATAGTGGTGGCTGATGTGGGACTCCAACCCTACAACCCTGTGCTTAGGACGCACTCGCTCTATGCAATTGAGCTAATCAGCCTTATAATCTTTAATAAATTGGATCGAAATAGTTGTCTATCACTTCCTGGGCTACATCAGTCCATTCACTGTATCGGTCAAATGCCGGACTGTTATAGTCGAAGTATAATTCAATAGCAGCAACTACTACGCGCAATGGAGCCTTCTTGAGGGCTTGGTAGTCATCCACCGAGATATTTCCCATTTTGACGAGTATCTTGGTGGGTTCATCCATTACATATTCATACTCTTCGTGGAGGAGGTTGAGGATATGAGCAGCTACGTAATCGTATCCGTCCTGGCCTCCGCGGAAGTCAAATTCATAAGCAAAGGCAACCCACTTATCCAACACGAGGAGGAGGTTTTCTGCTGACTTCAGATCATTAGGTTGGAACTTGAACTTCTTACAGGCTCTTACGAGGAAGTAATATTCGTAGTATTCCTTATATTCCTGTTCGACGTCATACAGTTCCCATCCCTTATAACCACGACGGGTGAGATAGGCCGTGACGGGATTCTTGTCAACGATCCAACTAATTTCTTCAGGAAATTTAGGTGACTTGCTCATAGGTCATTTTCTCATTAAAAATCAGGGTCGCGGGGAGTAAGGGTCCATTTGTACCCCTCTATGACTGGTTCTTAGACCTTAGCCGAACTCCCTTTGCGTGCCCTGTATTTATTATATAAGAATTTACACCAAAAATTTTACTCGCGGTAGCCGGAGAAAGTCTTGGTCTTGGGAAAAGCAGTCTGGAGCTTGGAGAGCTTGACTCGCTTCTTACCAACAGCCATCACCGTGACCTTATTTACCTTCGTGGTGTTGGTCAGGTCTCGCAGGTCGGGACAGTCGAGGAGCTCGAGTTCCTTGAGCACACCGGGGAGGTTAGCCAGAGTCGTGAGGCCCTTGGCCCCGTTGATCGTGAGCTTATCGACCTTGGCTCCGTCAGCAAAAAGACCTTCCAGCTGATTAAGAGTACAGTCAATAAGAGTGATCGTACCCTTCCACTTGGTGATATGGAGGTTGATGGGAGTGATATTCTTAAAGATGAGGTGACCCTCCCCCTCGATACCGTTGGGGGAGTAGGTCACTTTCTTGATACTTCCTCGGTTGTTCTTTTCCAACCAGTCTTTGTTGAGCTCGTTATCCAGAGCATCAAAGTCCGCGTCGAAAATACTTTCCGAGATAAATTGGTTCAATCCTTTCATCTTAGAAACGATTACGGTGACGACGGATAGACTCGCGGATGAGTCTCTCGCAACTGTCCTTGATCTCATCCAACCCTTCGGTGATCTTATTCACCGGGACGATGGTGGAGAAGTCAATAGACTCCCAGAAACGGCTTACTGCATCTGCAGAAGAGAAGTTATAGATCTGGGCCTTGCGCGCAATAGCTTCCTTGACCTCAGTGGATGCGAGGTTGTAGATAGGACGGATATTAGCTGGCATACCTTCGAGGTAGAGGGGCTCAGCAGCCTTTTTGGCCTCACGACCCAGGGTAGGCTTTTTAATCTCCGTGCTCTCCAGCATAGCGATGACGTCGAGGATCTGGTTGCGCTTGCTACTACCACTCTCGTTGATGAGTTGCTGGGTGTCTGCCTTGGTGGCTTCCATAATAGCGGGCTGGACCTTCTCGGTGAAGTACTGCTCGACCGTAGGGGTGTATTCTTCCACTACCCACTGCTGGAAAGCGTTGGCCAGGTCGTTCTTACACCAGTTTTCGATCACTGGGGTATACTCTTCCTTCATCCAACCCTCCATAACAGGGACAAATTCTTCCACCATCCACTTCTGAGTACCTTCGGCAATCATCTGAACGGTCTGTTCCTTAGCCTCGTTGATGCGGTCAGATACTTCCGTGAGGAGGTGTTCAGCGAAGTACTTGTCCAGTTCCTTGGTGTACTCTTCCTTGACCCACTTCTCGGTCGCTGTGGCGAGCGTATCTCGGTTTTCATTCATCTTACCATATACCTCGGCGAGGACTTCCTCCTTGACCCAACCTTCGACCTGTTTGGGGAGGGCCTTCAGAGCTCCTTCGTTAGCGGCTACCAGAGCCTCCAGCTCAGCGACCTTCTTCTGGAGTTCGATCACATTCTCAATGCTTGGCATCTGGGGGTCGTTAGCACCGTAATCGGCTCCCTGTTCGGGAACGTTTTCGGATACAGGCTCTGCGGTAGCATCCTCACTTTCCATAATGATACAGAAGTTATCAAACTCCTCAGCCGACTGGTTCTCGTTGAGGTGCATACGAGCCTGGCTGAAGCCGGGAGTACCGACGAGGTCATAGGTGGAGAGGTTCTCCAGGGTGACGTTACCGTTCTTGTCAATACGACCCTGGGCACGCGAAGAGACGAAGAGGGGAAGACCACCTTCGACGATCTTCTGGGCGAGCTCACCCTTGGGAGTGTTAAGAAGCTGAATAGTACCGGAGACTACCCCCTTCTCATCGATGTTGATGTCGATAATCTTGTGGGAGATATTCTCCAGGGTAATGTTCATCGTGTCAGGGTGTTCGAGTTCCCCGGGGATACCACCATTCTCCTTGATACGCTCCTGGAGGATCTTCACACACGACTCATAGTTCTTCTTTTCATAGACGCGGTGGTTGTTATTGCGTACCCCGCATACGCCAAAGGTCCCGGAGAGGGTCATGAGCCCGTCTCTGCGACCAGTCTTGAGATCACTGACTTTACCCAGCGTCTCGTAAACAAAACATTTATTCATTTAACTATATAGTTGTTTTATATATAATAATTGGTTTATTTCATTATATAGTTAGTTTTTAGCAGTTCAAATACCTCTTTATCCGGGTATATATAGAGTTTGGAGAAGGTCTTGAAGTCCCCCTCCACAATAGCCTGGCGACATTTAGTAGCACTAATGTCCTCATCCGACCGGGGGATCTCCACCAGCTCAAACTCTGGGTCTAACCCAGCCTCTTCCCCGTACTTATCCACCATCCGGGCGTAGTCTTTGTATCGGTCCGTTCCACAGAACCAGGCTCGGATGTTTGGAATGACCTTACCAATCTCGACAATATCCGCGGATTTGACCAGGATGATACGGAAACCGAGTTTTTTCATCGGTTCGGCATACAGGTCGAGGAGGAAACGACTGTCCCAGGGCTTACGCTCGTCGGTCTTATTCGTATTAATCATACAAAGGACTGGTTCCAGTCCCTTCCTCTTGGCCTCCAAAATGAGCTTTAGATGACCTTTGGTAAGGGGCTGGAACCGTCCGATGATGATAGCAGGTTTTACTGCTGTTTGCATGAGTTTTAATGATTACTTTTTGAAAGCTTTCTTCACCTCTTCCTCATCGAACTTTTTGCTCAAGAGGTCATAAACATTCACTTCCTTTACCTTACTGTGATGTTGGAGGGTCTTGAGTGAAGGGAGGTTATTAAGCTCGAGGTGGTCTATATAGGCAGGTAGGCCATCCAGGGTCTCGAGATTTTCACAGTCAATGATAGACAGTCTCTCCACATGGGAATCTTCGGTGAAGAGCCCTTCCAGGGACTTATTCTTGGTACTGATAGTGAGTGTACCTCGCTGCCAACTATATATACTACCCAGATCCGTGGGAATATCATCCACAAACAGGTCTATATCCCCTGCACCTTTGATTCCGTATTTCTCCACCCAGACCTTTTTCAGATTGCCCTTGTAGTGGTATCGGATCCAATCAGCAAGCTGCCGGTTGTATATAAGTTTAAGTTCGTCACTAATACTTTCCATAAGGTTTTTCTTAAATAATCTCACAGGCTCCACCATTACAAGCTACCGCTCCAAGTTCTCCGGCGGACTTCTCCTTTCTTCCCGACATAATAGCGTGGAAATCAATGTCACTCTCTTCCAGATAAGCTACAATATCGTTATATTCCCGGATAGTCTCCTCGGTGATACTGGTAAAGGGTAAGTTGGGATACGTCCCAGGGTACTTAGGGAGGAAACTTACCCCGGTATAGAGGTGACTGTTGACGTACATCACCGCGGCTACCTCATCCCATTCGTCTTCGGAGACCTCTACGGTACAGCTGACGTTATTTGGTATCGATGTGTGGTCCACATTAGGATTGACCCCCTTGTTGACCCAGAAGTGCTTCACCATCCCAATAGTCTTGAGGTGCTCTACGGCCGTGATCTCCGGCTTCGTAATGACCTTCCCCGTCACCACACAAGGGAAACTGATGATATATTCCTTGTTCTCATATTTGGCCATCGGAGTACCCACCAGGGCTTTCCATTCTGGAGAGAGAGCCGTCGTGCGAACGCGTCTCAGGTAGGTCCTGTCGTGGGCTGGGTGGATACCAGGACAGTAGAGGTTGAGGATGGTAGTAGCCGATCCCGAAGGCTTGACCGTCGTACAGCGCTTACAGGGGTTGATATTGAGCATACGAGCAGTCTTTACATTCTCCGCAACAACCGTCTCCGCCCCGCGAGTGAGGAGCTTACCAGTCATCAGGTCGGAGGCCATAATACCGGTAAGGCTGACCCCGATAGCTCGGTCGCGCTCAGCAATCATCTTCGTGTTCTCGTGGAGGAACTTAAAGTCGGTATATAGGGACTGGATCGTGGCAACAAACGAGGCCACCCGGCAGAGCTTGAGGAAGAGCTCGGGGCTATCGACCTTCTGACAGTTGATCTCGACCAGATTACAGAAAGCAAAACCGGTACCGTCCTCACAGACGGGGTTCATAACAATCTCTGCACAGGGGTTGAGGGTATGGTTGTAGCTGTCTACCTTGATGAACCCTGGCTCCCCGTACTGCTTGGTGAACTCCAAAATCTCCTTATACTCACCATAGGAGAGGGGTTCTCCGTAGACGGTGAGGATGGAGTTATTAGCCATCGCCAGCTCGCGGTGTTCCTCATACCAGTTTCCTGTCTTGATCTGTTTCATCCCCTCGTCGTCCTTGTCAAAGAGAGCAATCATAGCCGATCGACGCACACCACCAGAGATGACGGCAGAGGCAATATGACAGAGGATAGTATGGAGCTCCGTACTCTTCATCTGACGACCCTGGCAGTTGTTGAGGACCTGGCGGATACTTGTCATCGCCGTGATGAGTGGTTCTGGTCCTGGGGCGGTGAACTTACCATCAATGGTAGAGCCTGCCGGACGGATCTGACCGTAGTCGAAGGTGGGAATCTTCCCTCCATTGAAGGCACAGTGCATGAGGACATCGATAGCATAAGACCATCCCTCGATACTGTCTTGGACGCTGTAGATCTGGTCCGTGTCGATGAGCTGGGCTACCGCGGGAAGCTTCTGGATATGTTCCTTGTGGAGACTGTAACCGACCCCACAGCCACAGAGAAGGAGGTACATAACCTCGGCAAAGACCCTCTCGCGGTCGATGAGGGTAGAGGAGCAGTTATAGATCTTGGCATGATGCTTGAGGATACCGGAGGAGAAATTGCGACTGGCAAACTGACGAGCTCGCTGACTGCTGAGGAAGAATTTAGCCTTCTCCAATTTCCTCGCTTCCTCCAGCAGTTCCCCTAAGGGCTCATCATAGTAACCCTTGTACTGGAGGAAGAGTTTGTGCATGTCGTAGATACGGTCTACACTCTCCTCCCACGTCTCCAAACTTCCGTCTTCCTTGCGTTGGGAGTAGTTCTTGTAGAATACATAGTCTCCGAGATGCTCTAAGCCTGTTTTTATCATATATGTGGTATTATTATCTTCCGAAAAATTTATGTCGTAGGAGTCGGTCCTGGTCTACCCCGTTGTCCTCCATCCATCTCTGCAGGTGCTCCTTGGTATAGAAGTCGTGGATGAGGAGTTTCGGTTCCAGGGTGAAGAGCACACAATGACTCCGAAGGTGACCTCCGTCGAGCACTATCTGGTACTCGTCGAAGAATAGGGGGAATGACCCCGTGGCAGCATCATAAGGACTGATGGTTTGATACATAGTTGAAGTTTTTATAAAGTAAGTATATATCTGCGATGACGCCCCTGGCGGGGAAGCAGCTATATATCCCCAAAGGGGCTATGTAATGTAGGGAGGGTCGCAGACCCCCTCTATATTATATATCACTAAAAAAGGGAGGATTTTTAGTCCTCCCTTTAAGTTTTTTTTTGGCTACAGTCCGTGACGTAGTTTGGGTTATTTATAGCCCATCCTTTCCATCCACGGCAGCGGCAGCGAAGATATCCTTGAACTTAGCCCCGAGCTTCTGCTGGCTCTTGGAGTAGTCAGGGAGTTCCTTCATCGTGATACCCCAGGCCTGAAGCATAGGCTTGAAGGTAGACTCGATCTCCGTCTGACGGGTAGCAGGAGACTTGTCATAGAGCCCCCGGGCAATGAACAGGAACTTACGCTTGTCTTCCTTGACCTTACCGGCGTACATCTCCAGCATGATATCAAAGACATAGCTCGTGAGCTGGTCAGAACCGGTAGAGATGAGCCAGTCGGTGAGACTCGCATACTCTTCTTCCGTAGGAAGGGCCTTAGCGTGGTTAGCTACGATAAGCTGGGCCAGAGGTAGACTGACGAGAGCGAGATCCTTCTTGGGGATGTTGATACCCTTACCACTGTTTCTCCAAACAGCATCGACAATAGCATCGAAGTTACCGATCTTTCGGATCATGTCGAGGAACGCAAGGAAGCTATCCACGGCATCCGCAGGGACGTACATGTTAAGGGTCATTGCAATGATCTCGCGGGGGAGGTCAAAGATAGTGAAGCCTTCGAGCGTACCGGTCTGAGCATAACAAGCCAGCTCGCGCATAGCATTGGTCCAAGCACGGGGAGTACACATGAGCTTCGTCTCCTGGTCCATGTCCCCCTTTTCGTTTGGATCCCAATAGAAGAACTTACCACCACCGAGCTGTTCCGTCTCGGCCATCTCCAGCCACTGGGTGAGGACGGGGGAGATATAACCCTGGGTCTTGGCCCACTTGGCCCAACTCTTGGCCGTTGGTTCGTAGTAGACTACGGAGAAGCGGTTAGAGAGAGCGTTACCGATATTTGACTGACCGGAGAGTTCGTCTTCAGCGCGGTTAGAAGCGCAGATGATGACCCAACCAGAACCGAGTTTGTACCCGTTGAAACGACGCTCGTTCACCAGGGGAAGGACCACGTTGAGAACCTGGGCGCTGGCACGGCTGAGCTCGTCGATGAAGAGAAGACCCTTACCACAGGCAGCGTCCAACTCATTGTCCTTGACGGCATCTCCCGTGGGCTTGTAAACAGGCATCCACGTCTTGGGGATATCATCGGCCTTCGTCTCCCCACTGACTTCCACGTACTTGGGAAGGGTGAAGTTTTCCGGAGTCTCGTTACTCAGGGTCTTGATGATGAGGTTCCAGTCCTTACCATCAGGGAGGGTGTTGAGAACCGTTTCGAGGATAGCCGTCTTACCGATACCTGGTGCTCCGTAGATGAGCAGGGGAGCGACCTTACCGTTCTGCTTGAGAGCGATATTGATTCGTGCTTCCAGGGCAGGGGTGTCTAAGACGTTGTACTTGGCTAAGGGGTCTTCGTTCTGTAGTTTCACTTCGTTTAATTCTTTGTTAAAAGCGTTCTCTTCTGCGGTGATCCAACCGAGTTCTTCTATTACTTGGGGTAGCGCCGATGGTTCTTGTCCCTCCTTGACCATTCGGCGAAGATAGTCGAGGGTATTACCCTTACCGTAGAGGTTGTAGGCGTCCTTGCGGGAGGTCTTGAAGCCGATGGCTGAGCTCTCCGCTTTACCCAACTGGACAAAGGTAGTGCTCTTGTCAATCTCCCCGGAGCGGTAAGCTTCCCCAGCGGTGATAGGGTTGATAGCGGGTTGGATATGACCTTCGGAGTCCACAGGACACCAATAGGAGCCCTTGCCGATCTTGGCCACCCAACCAAAGACCATTTGAACGGCCTTGGCAAACTTTTCCTTTACCACCTTGCCGAGTTCCTTGAGCTTAGCGGTAAAGCTGCCCTCGGACACATTGGCCATAATAGATGGTACGGATTCTGTAAAATCTGTGATCTTTTTCATTTATATAACGTTATATATCAAGAATACGACGTAAAGTCGCTTCCCTCTGATCTTCCGTACCACGGATGGTGTAGTAACCGTAGGGACAGGTATAGGGATCATTGAGAAGATCTTGTATATATCCGTCAATAACTCTCTGATACTCCGGGTCGATAGGGCGAACCCCGTCGTCGATAATATCAAACTCAATGGGGAAGTACACGATAAGTGGTTTGTAGTCTACCATCCACGCACGGATCTCCATACGCATCTGTTTGATGATATCCTTGTACTTCTCCGGATCCTTGTCGTAGAGGAAATAGGTATAGGCCAGGACATCCAGAAACGCTCGGTCACTGATATACTCCTCCTGATCCTCAAAACGAGACTTATACTCGTTCCAAATGATCATCTGGGTATCCAACCCGGCGTTCTTCGTATCCACCCCCTTCTTGATGAGCTCTCTAACGACCTCGGTGATGACTGGATAGTCTTCTCGGAAGCGGTCCAACATAGTCGTCTTACCAGTTCCGTGACTACCGGTGAAGACTACTCTTGGTAATTTCTTTTGTTTCGTCATAAATAGTTCTTAAATGGTCGGGAATACACCCGTCGATTATACTATATATATCACAGTGACAGCTACTGAATGTTACCTGTTCCTGCACATAAATAATGCGAACCTTGTTGGGAAGGGATTTGATGTAATCCTCTACCGACTTGGTAAGGTCACTCCGGCGAATGTAGAGCTCCAGCTCATCCCCGGGACGGGCCTGATCCAGGGTCTCGAGGGTAACTCTTAAGAACCGGATACTATCCGTATTCTCGATGCTCGTGAAGGTCTTAAAGTCCTCGGTGCGGTAGATGTATTTATCCCCCGAGTCTCCAAAATTGAAAGCAAAGCAGCTCCCGAGGTTGATTTTGTTTCCCTCAAAGAACCGTTGGTGGAGGTGTCCGCTGATCACCGGGACCTTGGGCATATCCATCGCGATAAGGTCGGTATGGGTGAGGATAGGTTTGCCCTTGCTATAGAGACTTTCAATCTCTTTCATCTTAGACCACGGAACGAGGATACAATCGTCTAACTCCACTACCTCTCTCACGATGACCGGTTGGTCCAGGACCATCTCAATACTCGTGTAGTCATCACTTACCGGGGAGTAGATGTCGTGGTTGCCTGATATAATATAGAACTCCGTGGCCACTTTTTCAATCTCGTTGAAAAGTTTCCTTACCTCTTCCCCGATCTTCACCGGGACAAACTCCCTCGAGTGGAACACATCTCCTAAGTGGAACACCCGGCCAGGCTTCTTCTTCAGCATTTTCAGGAAGGTCTTCATAAACTTCATCTGACTCTCGAAGAACGAAGGAGAGGCCTGTCGGTATCCGAAATGGGTATCCGTTATTAGGTATGATACCATAAATTGTACAACTTGGTCTTCTTTTTGATATAAGCGTATTTAGCCTGTAACTGCTTCTCGTAGTTGGGGCTGGAGGCGTACCTCTTACCCGACTTGTTGACGAAATTATTCATCAGCTGCTTCACCGTCTTCCCCTTCAGATAGTTCTTCTTCAGGAGCAGGCAGTAAGGTTCAATACTCTCATTTACATTCTTGTATCCCACGGAACGGCTTATCTGGGTCGTGCTGCGGGTCTCATAGGCTCCTACATTCCAAACGGAATAGGTCCTTTTGGCTGACCCCTTCGTTCCGAAATGACTCTCAATATGTCCCTGGGCTAAGATAAGGATAGGGTCAATATCATGTTTGATAGCATAATAGGTGACCCTCTCTGCACTCAATTGGGACTTGGGAGCATGCTGGTGTAAATAATCTTTAATCTCTTTTTCAATTTGTTCAGCCGGGCGCGAAGCCACGGCAGGGATAGCGCAGACCCAGAAGAGGACTGCGATAAGCCATTTTCGCATAATAGTTTTTGTTTTTGTGGGGGGCTAATGCCCTTGGCGGTCGGGGACCAGGCAGGTTGCCTTTTCCCCAGGACCCTCAGATAGTCTCCGCAGGAGCTGGCCACGGAGTGGAAATCCTCGTGGAGAGTCCGGTACTGGTCGATAGGAATGTGCTGGTTCTGACACCATTGTTTCCCTAACAGATACACGTGACTGATCCTTTCGGACATAGGAATATCTTCCCGGTACAGGGTAGATCGGATAAGCTCGAGTGGGTGCTCGGTGGAGACGGGGGACGTGTTCACCATATTAGGACCCGACTGCTCATAACAGAGCTGTGTATACAGCTCTTCACAACGGAGTAGGAAAAGCATCCAGCTGTACTCCACGGAGTCGGTCACCACACTGGTAAATTCTATTAGGTACTCCACGGGGTCTCCCTTGGCTTTCTCCCTCCATTCCTCGAAGGTTCCGGCCAAATAGTCCTCACCAATACCCGCATACTTGCGGTAGACGTCGTGGTAGTCGGTGGCCGTGGCCAGTCGGTCAAGCTCCAACAGGTCTAATTTATTTCCCATATCGTTTAGCACTCTCGTATAATTCCCATCCGTACTGTTTATCCAGCCTATCCAGTATAGCCAGAACAGTACCTACATCGAAATTCTGCTCCTGTGGGGAGCCGGTATACATCACCTTCTTGATCTCGTATACTCCGTCCTCGAATGAGGGGAAGTCTCCGTCCACCTCTGGTAACGCGTCAGGAGACCCAAAGGAGAATACAGCACAGGCATTGAGGAAGAAACTTACCATATACCTTTGCCTGACGGTCGGATCCATAGCCTTATAAAGACAAAGGTTCATCGATCGCTTAAACTCCCTCACGGTGAAATGACCATTTTTCTTCAGGAGCTCGTCCCGCACATTCAGACCGAGAGTATATAGTTTGGATTTATCCATTACTTAAATGCTTTCTATCTTTTGGTAAAATTCCTCGCGGTCCAATTCGGCCTCTATCTCGGTTTCCAGATCTCCACCAATGCTACGAACCAGCTCCATCAGGGGAGAGGTAATGCTCATAGCGAGCAAGGGGTAATCGTTGAACGAGTAGATGAGTTGGTTGAGGTAGCAAAGGAACCGGTCCATGTCCTCCTTGGTGGGCTCAAATAAGTTCCATATCTCCGGGTCATCATAGACGGGCACATCCTCCTTTTGGTAGGTGTCTGATGCATTCACCGTATAGGAGTATCCCAGGACCTTAATGGCCACATCAGACAAGGTCTCCATAGCGGTACCCCATCCGTCCTCTGAGAAAGCCTCCTTATAGGTCTTACCCTCCGAATAGCAAGTAGCTGCTCGGTGGAAGAAGGTACGGATCCAGTTAAGATTGGCAGAGAGTTCCGTCAGAAGACGAAAATAGTCAATGGAGTTGCCGGTATGACCGTCTCCCTCGTAATTCACCAACAGATAGGCCTCACAACGGGGTAGAATTTTGATGTAATCCATAGGAAATGTTATTAAATACACCAATATATAACAATTCCCGGTGGATTTTTTACCCCTAAGGACCGGCCCTCGGTGGGGTAGGCGGACCTGGGTCATTGGGAGGATCGGAACAATAGCCCCAGCTCTCCAGGGCCATCTCCCGGAACCACTCCATACACAACTCCCTGCTGGATACAGGTATATGGGAAGGGAAGGTCTCCCTGATTTTTTCTATAATCTCCGGAGCCAGGAGGGGGGCGTAGTCATTATTGCGGGACTGATAATCCTTGATAATGCTTTCAATATCCACCTCATCGGTAATCTCCTTCGGTCCGTCGTTGAGAATGATCTGGAGCTTATCCACCGTCTTGGCAAACTCGTAGTCCTCCTTGGTGATGGTGGAGAGATCGAGGAACTCTTCGATGGTGAAACCCTCGCATTTACGAATAGCCCTACGACCCTTGATCTTTACCTCTTGGTAGAGCTCCCCTTTGATTTTGATCATCCCGATATTGTAATACTCCATCTGCTGGGGGATGATGGTTTTTGGGAGGCGAGCTCCGCAATTCCCTCGGTATACCCCCTTATCCAGGGTGAAGTTGATGGGAGGTAGATCGGAAATGTCATTCATCTCACAACGCTGGAAGGATTCCTCCAGAATAGCCTCATGAACATAGGTCCACGTCTCCTCATCGTACTGGTCGATGTCACTTACGTTGTGGTGTTCCAGTACGTTCCATACCTGTTCCATCGTCTGTACCTTAGGGTCTCGTAGGACATACTTGATCCATACAAATTGGTGCATCGTGGCCTTATAAATGTCCTGGATACTATATTTGGGGTTGACAAAGGCATGCTCGTAATTATTACGGTCTCCTAACCAAACCGCACAGATACGGTCCTCGAGGTCACCAACAGGGATCATCCAGGGTGCGTCGTCGTATCTGCCGTTACAGAAATCTTCGAAGAAGCGAGCCCATAGGCAATTTGCCGCGTGTATCCAATGATATCTATTTTTTTCTTCTTGGGTTATCATAGAGGTATATGTGTTGGTAGGATTTGCATCCTACTAAAGAATAATCAATTTATGGGTCAGGTTTATCCTGCCCTCGATTTATATATCAGTAAATAATAAGCAAAAAGTTACATCAAGTTAAAAAATTTTTGGGATGACCGCGCGTAGACGCGCTTTTTTTTGGGAAGATTTTTAGGGGGCAAGGTGGACTGGTTGGAGGGTCGATTTCTGGGCTCAAAAATGCGCCTAAAAATGGCTGTTTTTGGGGCTTAAAAAGTGCTCAAAAAATGCGCTTTTTTTGCTCTGAAGCGCAAAACTGCGCACAAACCATTAGTCCCAGTGCGTTTGGAGACTGTTTTGCTGAACGTGAATTTCCTTATAAGAAAAAAATATAGAAATTAAGGCGTTTTTTGGGGGTCAAAAAATGACTGATTTTTGATGGTAGAAAACCCCATCGATTTTTGATGATCCCAAACCACGCGCAAATGAACTTTTTGATGTCCAAAAAAATGACCCCTAAAAAATTTTTTGTACCAATGAAAAATTTTTGGGTTTTTGAAGATGACTTTATAGCCGATGGTAGTTTCATCGATCCAATTTCTGATAACTGGAAGGTTGGTAAGATCATTAACATAGCTTATAAGTCACATAATCAAGCTACCGCTTGCTGTAACATCGCATTTTTGCGCGTTTAATCGCACCCTACTGCGATCAAATATCTTTTCTGACCATTGGTATAGGTCGATGAAAGATCGCGCGGTAGAGCGCGATTAAATGCGAAGCATTACAGCAACTGCCAGGTTGATTATGAGCTTCACAAGGTCTACGACCCAAGCCGACTAAAAGTCGTCACGGCTATGAAGCCATCTCCAACCTTACGACCCTCTTTTGATCTTGTTGGTATAGTGGATCAGCTATGTGATCCACCTGTGTGATGAGTATGGTATCTCAACCCCGTTTTCATACCTCCAAATTTTGACCTAAAATAGAGTTCAAAATCAGCCCATCAAAAAGTTCATTTGTGCGCGGTTGACCTCGGAGACCAAAA